CCCGAAATTAGCGGTTACTGTATTAGCCCCACCTGCGTCTTGGTCAATATAGACAAACGGTGCCCATAGATTTCGAGCAAATTCAGCGTCTGCTGAACCCATAACTCCTTGGGTTGTGCCGTTCTTAAAAAATTCTACGGTCTCATTAACAAAATCTACTTCACATGTAATTCTGTCACTTGTGGTATAAGTAGCCCCATACGCTGAGGAAGTGCCATGTATATTTTTTTGACCATCACTGAAATATAGAAAGTTACCAGTAGATGTTGATATTCCTCCTGCTACAGGTCTACCATGGACTGCTATCCCTAGACCTATAACTTTACCTGTTCCATTATGCGCATCTACATCAAATTCGAAATGAAACTTTTCAGTGTTATAGGTAAAATCTTTACCAAATACACCTAGCGTGTTGCCTCCACCTGAGGCTACAGACGTAGTGAGATCACCACCAGATAAAGTATTACCTGTAGCTACATGTGAGGGATTAAAAGTTGTATACGTAGGCATACTTTAACCTCCTGTATAGGAGGTCTCATCTTTATCAAAGAGGCACAACCCTTTCATGGGCTGCGTTTACTCTATGCTTACAGAAAAAGTATCTACTACTATTGGATCGCCTATTGTCAGAATATTGTTATTGATAACAATATCAGTCGTCGCAGTACCAACAGTTCCGTCGATTCGTCTGAAAGTAGTACTAGCCCCAGTTTCTGTACTTAATGCATAAATACGAAACCAAGTAGCAGTACCAGACGCATCAGCTGATGTATCTTCCCACGTACCTGCTTTTGCTATCGCCCCCGCTACTGCGGAAGCTGCGAACGCATTAGTAGTTGGCAGTACAATAGTAGCCAATACAGTACCTGCACCTTCTGTGGTATCGGCATCAGTTGGTTGAGTACCAGAATACATAACTAACTGTGCGGTCGCGCCATCAAACATAGATGTCATGTCTGTGCCATCAAGCAGTGCGTTTTTTAAACCTGTTGAAAATTTTGGATTAAGTGCCATTATCGCTCTCCTTAGCTAGCTGGTAAAGTGATATCGAACTGGCTAACAGTTTGCACTGCTGGAGCCACTAGTGAAGTACTAGATATGTTCATGTCCGCACCACTTACGGCTATAGAGCCATCCAGACGAATCTCTGTAGTAGAGAGCGTATCAGGATCACCTGCTGTAGTAATTAGTCGGAAATAACCTGCAGTACCGTTAACAAGAGTAGTACCCTGCCACGTCTCTGCTACTGCCTTTGAAATAACACCCGCTACAGGCGCGTCGAAGGTTAGTTTGGTTCCACCACCATTTACTGTAATAGTTACAAGTAAGGTACCTGTTGCAGCTGCATCCGCTGTTGCGGGCTGTGTACCAGAATATATGTTTATAGAAGACAAGTTGTAAGTGGACAGAAAATCATCTGTGCCCAATAACTGTTGTCGTAGTCCTGTTGATAATCGTAATGCCATTATGGCCTCCTTAGCTAAGAATTAATAACCGATACGTAATGGTTCTGCCCATCCTCGTGTCGGAACATTGCGGTGCCTTTCAAACCCTTCAGTACGTCTACTTTACGGGCAGTAATATTTACTATACTTCCGTCGGCCTGTCCAATACAAATCCCTTTATGGGACGTCCACATAGGTAGACTATCTACACCCTCATTAGTGCCGAAATACTCAGCAGGAATATAAGATAATGTACCCGGTACTACACCAGCATTCGTTGTGTCATCTACGCTAGCCTGAGCTATATCGCTACCGGAATAATAATTAGTTCGTTTCGTTGTGCCTATAAAGACCCCATTCTCCCCCGGTGCTATCATAGTGATGGCTTCTGGGAGTATAATAAAGTTGTATCTTTCATCCCGTTCTTCATAATCAAATGGTTCTGAGTATACCACTGTGTCTCCACATGCGTACAGCATTCGACCATTATAAGATGCAGCATCCGTAAATGCTGGAATAGGCTTGTGGTACTGCCCTAATAAAGGCTTCTGTAGAGCATGAGTAGTGTCTCTAAATGTGGCTGAAGAAAACCCATTATCGACTACAGCGGCTAAGAAGTACTCCATGCCATCAGTAGTGGTTAGATACACATTTACCTTTTCTACATCTACATCAGAAGACATCGGTATACTGTTAAATATAATACCACTATTATCTTCTGTCAAATTTATAAGGGCCGGGTCTCCCGCTCCGCTCTCCTGACCGTTATCTCTCTCATAGGTTAAAACTACTTGGTATCGACCTTTAGGTAGGTTACCAGTAGTAGCGGATAAAACAGCAGATCCCGGGCGATTTAAGCCCAAGGATCTGCTGACCCCCCCAGATATAACACCAGTCACAAATCCGTCGGAATAATATGTTTTTCCGTTCAGTGTGTGTGCTGCAATGTTACCCCCAGTTCTGAGATCGGTGCGTATAAGTGTTGAAATTGTTCCATCATATTGATAGAGATTGGCCCCAGTAGTATACAAGAATATCTCGTCATCTATATACGCCGAATCTATAGTAGCCGCTAAAGAAGCAGTATTACCTTTTCTCCTTTTAATCTTTTTATCAGCGGTTATGTCTATGTTTTCTGCTTTTGTAAAAGCTTTAAACCCTATCTCGATAGGGTCTTGTACTGTAATTAGCCCATTAAACTCACCAAAGTTTTGAGTCCTATTGTCTAGAGCCATTAAAGGCCTCCGTACTCAACAACACGGGCTGGCTTGTACCTCTTCTTTAATTCTTCCTGAATCTCTCTAGTCTTTAGCATGAAAGATGATCTGAACAGTTCTGCTTTTTCCTCATTGAAGATATCAGCATCGTGTTTTTTGTACGCATAATGCTGCATTAATTCTAGCATTATATACTGATGCTCTATCTCGGTTACTTCGAGAGCATTAGCTTTAGTAACTATGTCCACTAGTGGATAACGTATTACCGTCATATTAACAGTGTCATTAGCTATAGGTATAGGAACGAGCCGAGCTTCGTCTTTTTGCCAGTTAGTAACCAGTATCCGTGGTGTCCCGGTTTGTTCCTGCCAGTTAGAACTGAAGCTCAGGCCGTAGTCTTCATTTATCCAACCTGAATCAATCTCTTCATGCTTAAGTAGAACTACCTTATATTTGGTAGATGCCATTCTCGCACGTTTGATTTTGATTATTAGTGGACTCATTGGAAGCGAAGGATCATCAGCAGTAACTGGTGCGTCCACAATAGCTGTGGTAGAACTGTCGATGAATATTTCTGTCTCTCGTGCAAAAGCCCTTTGGGCTAAGTGCATGTAAGAGTATATCTCTAAATCAGTCCAAAGAGAATCTGAGTCGTCGCCATCACCGGGTTGTTCCGGATCGTCGGCAACAGCTCTAAATAAATTCTTTAGTTCTTCAGTCGTCATTTATTTTTTCTTGGAATGTTGCCCAGTAAACGTCTCGCTCTTTGGCCTGCACATCGAACTCACAAATCTGTGATAGTGCTTTAACTGTAGGTGCGCCATTACCACCGAAATCTCCTCGCTCATTCCGAGAATACATTAGTTCAAGAGCGTCCATGACTGCTGCGTCTCTAGCAGCGCCTTTAGGGGTCTCTTTAACTTTGGGTGCTGGAATCTCTGGTGCGGTTTCTCCTTCAACTACTGTTGCGCCAATATATAAAGCTTCTTGGTACATAGGGAAAGGCACGTTAACTTCTTTATCCTTTTCGAAAAGAATAATAGGCCCATTAATTGAGGCTAATCTAAAATTGCGGTTTAATACCATCTTAGGCATAGGGGGTTCTCCTTAGATAAAAAATGGGGGACCGAAGTCCCCCGAACAGTGGTTTTTTAAGACTGCACTGGATGATTTTCGTGAGCTCTACCTTCGATGACATATTGAACTGCCAGTCTAGCGGTACCTACTGTAGGTGCGCCAACATTAGTCAATACTACATCTATGGTGTCATACGTGGAATATTTATACCCCGTAAGATCAAGAGCCGTTGCACCGAGAGTCTTCATATCTACAGTACTAACTGTATAACGATTCGGATCAACCGCGTCGCCTACATCCAGAGCTGCTGTAGTTGCTGAGTCCCATGCAACGTCTACCATTACAGAACCGCCGATAATCGTCGCATTAGGCGGGATATCGATTGCTGCTGTAGCAGTCGCTTCAGTTGGGTCTCCAAAAGAGAATTCAACTTCTGCGTATATAGGCCATTGGCGGCCTCCATCTTTAGTAATTGCCATTTGAAAAGCCTCCTTAAATAGCTGTGTCTAGTACCATAACGCCAAAATCCTCGTCAGTACCATTGATTGCGCTTCGGAAAACAGGTTTCTTCAAACCACACATTTTGCCTACAGAAATAGCTTGTTGGTTTTCATAGTCAAAGCCTTTTTCCACCCAGTACGGATCGCCAATATCTGCAAAACCCATGGCCTGAGCGCCTGCGAAAATGATTCGTTGACCTTCAACGTCATTACTACCACCCCATTTATCAACACCAGAAGTAAGACCTTTGGTGTTATAAACATGACGGTACTCGTGAAGCATTAAGCCATCTACCATAATACCGGTAGTTTGACCCTTGAAGATAGGATTATCTTTAGAGCGAGGCATTGCGTGGCGCCAAGCTTGTAGGAAATCCGAATCCTGTTTTAGTTGAGCAAAGCCTTGAGGAGTCATGAAAACATGATACAGCTCTAGACCTTCTTCGCCTCGAATAGGGCGTAAGAACTGGTCTTTAGCGTAAGCTTTCATTTCTACTAGCATAGCCCATGATGGTACATCCAACGCATCTACAGCGGCTGTATTACCAGCTTCGAGACCCGTGGTTACATCCCATCGTCGATGGCGATTTGCTGTTGGAGCAGTTACATCAGCAGCGTACTCCAAGAAAGGCAAGTCAGAGCCTACGCGAGCCGCACCATTGGTTTGGTTTGCATAAGAAACACCTGACAGAGTTAGAAAAGCTAATTGATCTAAACGATCAGAAAGCCAGTATGATAGTACATCTTTGGAGTTATCACGAAACGTGACAACAGATTTTTGGTCAGCCATACGACCTTCGTGGCGGTTAGCATGACGAATCTGATCGATCTGGATCACTTGGTCATAACTCTTGAGAGCTTCTTCATTACCCTCTAAAGTACGATCACCTGCGATACCATCACCTTCAAGATCGGCGACTAACGTTAATACAGCACGAGCTCCTTTGTGATCTTTCTTAAGTTCACTGATTCGTTGAATCATAGAAGTGTTGCTATCACCTGTGAAGTTGTTCATGAACATGTTGTTCCGAGCTGCCTTCCAGATGTCGCGCTGCCACATCGTCAGTTGTTCTGACGTTAAGTTGGCAAAATTAGTTAATGACATACGGTTACCTCCTAAGTAACACGATTAAAAGTATTTATCCCTTCTGAACTGTCGTGTCAGTAATCCCGTATGTCGAATCTTTATCGAGGTTGCGATGCTCGTCTGGTTATCGACCCAGCACGTATAGTAAAAGACTACCTTTATATTAAAAAGTTCCCGGGTCCGAAGACCCGGGAAAGGGGAGCTACTACACGAAATCGCCTCTTAAGCGTTTACGAGTTTCTTCGGGTAGTTCATCTAAGTCCTTATCTGTTAATTTGTTTACATCCAGCTCGCCAGCGGAACCTGCTTTATTAGCATCTAAGCCTACTCCAGCGTCATTAGGGGGTAAATTATTGGCATCTTTTATATTCTTCTCGATGTCAGTAACTTTCTTATCTATACCCTTTTCGTCTGGTGCAGCACCTAACACATAATTAACAGCCGCAGTTGTAGCCTTAGCTGGGGTATACCCCTTAAGCTCTAAAGCATCAGCTAGTTCGTTAACCTCTCTGACAATATCTTCGTCATAGGAGCCTTCTTTCTCATGGTTAAGTATATCATACTTTTCTGTGAGAGTTTCTATAGTCCGGTCTAGCTCGGTGTCTTGCTGGCTCTGAACCCGGGTAGTATCAGCTGTTGATGATATTAGCTCTTGCGTTTGTTGTCGTGATAATTCGCGCATCTCTTTATTAAGAGCCGCTACTTTCTCCGCGTCTGCGTCTTTAATAGCATCTGCTACTTCTTTATCAATTGCTTCGAACCTAGCATCATAATCGAAACCTTCTGGACTAGGGGTTGCCTTGTCCTGTTGGATAGCTTGGAGTTTAAGCTCTAGTGCATCTGCTCGATCTTTCTCTTTCTCAATTTGTCGATTCTTAAAATCGAGGCGAGACTTAGGAACCATGAAGTCTTTCTTACCTTCTTCCTTAGGTTCTTCTTCGGGTTCTTCCTTAGGTTCTTCCTTAGGTTCTTCCTTAGGTTCTTCCTTTGGCTCTTCTTCTAGTTCATCGCCTCTATCTTCTTTACCGCCACCTTCTTCAACTACGCTGAACGTAGCGAAGGCTAAAAACCACTTTAAATACCACATATCATCTACCTCCTAGGTAGTTATCATCCAGATTTTTGTTAGCTAGAAAACTTACTAACAGCTTTGTTCCATTTCTCAATAGCTTCTTTGGCTATTTCAGTTTGTGCTGCTACAACTTCTTCAACTTGCTTACAAGCTATTTGTGCTTGTTCTGTAAGCAACTCAAGTTGTGAGTCGAATAGATCTTTAATACCCATAGTACATTTACCTCTCTTAGTTAAAAATTATTTAAACCTGTTCATACGCCTGCCGTTTTCAGCGAGCTCTTTTTTCTTCCGATCTTTATCCTTTTTGTTCTTAAAAAAATTCTTAGCCTTATCTACTTCCCTTTTTAATCTATCAGCAGAAAAATCTTTAGGAGCGCTTCTTAGTGATTCCATTACTTGAACCTCTTCCTTTTTGGCTGTATTCTATTAGAAATTTGTTGACCTACCTTACCTGCTAAATTCCCTGTTAGGTCATTACCTAATCTATTAAGTGTACTCATTAGAGCTTGCGTGGGTACGTTATTTCCCGGCATACCTTCTACAAATTTATCTGGATCTTGGTATGCTTCCCTAGCTGAGTTAACCCCACTGAGAGCGCTAGCTA